CATTTCGTCCAAAGATTCTTTAATGTAATATTCTGCACCAGTTTCATTATCTGTCAAATGAATTCCACTATCATCTTTAACCACTTCTACTTCATCGTCTGGACCCAATTTCTTAAATACTGTAACAACTTCACTATCTGAAGCCATTGTCATATCTAATACATCGTCACCCATACCCAATTCCATTCCCATAGGTTCAAGATCTAGTTCTAGTTCTTCACCTTCACCACCGTCTAAATCTAGATCAGTATCAAGGTCTAATTCTACGTCAGCCATTTCTTCACCATCATCTGGGAAATCCATAACGTCCATATCTAACTCTTCAGATTCTTCTTCTTCAGAATCATCTGTTAATTCATTGTCAAGATTTAACTCAACGTCTTCCTCATCATCTGCGGATCCTTCCATTTCAATATCGTCAACTTCTAAAGCTTCTTCGTCTTGTTCTCTCAAAGACGACTCTACGATACTCTCAATTTCTTTCGACATATGAGCCGAAAGCATTTCTTTCGTGTTGGCTTTTAAGGCATCCTCTAAAGACTTAGCATCTAACAAAGCCTCTTCGATGATTGATTTTCTTTTTGTAGCCATTTTAAATTTTTTTAAAATTTTATTTTATTATTGTTAATGCACTATAATGCATTTTTTAATAAATATGCAATAAAAGAGAAAAAACTTATTTAAAGTTGTTTTTTTTTAATCTAGTAAGAAGTTATTTAATGAATTTGTTAAGATAATATCTTCATTTTTCTTATTAGACTCCGACATCTGTTGATCTTGAGATGGTTCTTCATTGTAAATCCAAGAACCTGGAGTAGATGGTGACGTTACAATATCCCAACAGATTAATTCGAAATCATCTTGAACGATATTCCTTCCATTTTCTTTTTCCAACGATCCAACACCTCTAGATGATACACCAATTTTTAAACCCTTTCTAATGTAATTGGCAACTCTATCACCTTCACAGGAAATAATTCCTAGGTTAACGAAACCTGGAGACATAATAATTTCAAGTTTACCCATTAACACGTTACCTTCCCACCATAAGTCTACAACATTATGAGCAATTCTACTTACGGCAACAATGGAACTCTCTGGATGATCAGCTTCACCCATTGCTCTTTTATCTTTAATAAGTTTAAGATAATTTTCGGCCTCCCTTCTTAAGAGAGCTTCAGGATATATTCTTTCGTTTTTATTTTCTACCCCATATTTCTGCATTACAGCGTAGACAATTAATGGGTCTTCAATAACTTGTTGACCTGTTGTTAACTTATTAATTTCATTAACAAAGTTTCTATTATCTTTTGGGGAAATGTATCCTGAATCATATTCGATTAGGATACCCTTTTTACTTATTTCGTTTTTTTGAATTACTTCCATAATAATGGTATACTTTAATTATAAATATACCATTATCACAAAAACTCTATTTTTTCGTTTTATAAAAAGTAAAATAATTATTATTGTCTAAACAACTATTTACTATGTCATAAATTATACTCTTTGAGGACTCTAATAAATTGGATTGGTTGATAGGTAAACCTTTTTTCTGATATAACGTTATTTCACAAGACATAAAACTTCTTTTTGTACTTACAAACCCAGAGGTTCTCATATCTAAATCTACAATATATTTATCATTGTGAAATAATTCCCTATCTATATTACTATTTATATTTTGTTTTATTTTTTTTCTTATCCCACTTACTACGGAATCGTAATTAGTGTTTTGGTTTATATCATTTATCTCACCCCATGCGCTGAGATTTATGTATATACTTTTTGATTCTTTATTGTTGACTGTACCAACCTTAGTTTTGTAGTTTGGTAATAAATTTAACTTTACTTCTTTTCCGAGTTTCATTCATGTGTTTTTATTTTTTTATTATTAATATATGGTAAATATAGTGATAATATATAACAAAGTCAATTTAATAAAAGTGGTAACGTATATACCTACTCGGCGTCTAATGATACGGATTCTTTAAGGTCGTAAACCTTATTTATATCGTTAATAAAGTTTTCGTTGTCGAAGTTCATATTTAATAATTTGTCTTTAACCCGAAGTAATTGATCTTTTAGGTTAATATCAGAAGACTCAGTTAATCTAGTATCAATGATATCGATACACTCTCTTTTTAAAGTGTTATAGGTTTCTTCCTTATCGTTATCACTACCATTTAATATAGTTCTAATGATACTTTTTTCAGACTCACTAATATTAGAGTATTTATCATTAAATTTGTTAACAGATATCTTAGTTAAAACACTTGGTGGTAATTCAGAATCTATTCTCTCATTTGTAACCTCTTCCTCTTTTTCCAACATCAACCCTTTAATGTGGTTTATAGACTCATTGATTTTATCGATAGTTGTAGCAGTTTTCGTTGACTCTACTAAAAATTTAATATGGGAATAAAATTCATCATTTTCTTTAACAATGTTCTTACCATTTAAAAGTTTAAATAGTTTTTGATTACCCCTTTGTAATTTCTTTTTATCTAATAATTTTAATAGTGAGATATTTTCTTTTATATAGTCTTTAGCTTCCGATTGATCATCGAACTTCTTAGTTTGTAAATTTTTATAAATTAGATATTGATCAGATAAAGTATTATTTTCTTTAATTACTTTAACAAATTTAGAAAATAGTTTTTTACCACCTTCTTCTTTTTTTAATACAGACTCTATTACAATATTTTTAAATGTATCTTTTATATTTCCGAAATTTTCCATGCTTTTTATTTATAAATATCTAAAATTTTTAAAAAATTACTCTTTAATAATTTTATCTATTTCTTTTGTCATCTCTTCTATATTTTTATTTAATTTAGTTGCACCTTTTTCTACTGAATCTAAATCGTAAATATGTTCATTTTTTCCTAAACTTTCAGTAAGTCTTTTAAGGTACATACCTTGATATTTTTTAGTTTTTTCTACATACTTTTGTCTATTTTCTTCTACTAATAGATTTTCTTTTTTATTGGTAGACTCTACAGCAGTTGCTGTTTCAGCAGCGGCAGCTTCACCACCAGCTTCTGTTGATGCAGCACTTTCTAAATCAGCACCGAATCCACCTCCAGAATCTCCACCGAATCCACCATCATCACCACCCATCTCATCAGCAGCACCTTCTTCTGATCCACCACCATCAGAAACTAAAGTATCGAAATCACCATATAGTTTATCGACTCTATCGAACAACCCTGTTTTCTTAATAATGTTAGCAGTTTGTTCCATTTCTGCAGAAGCAGCTTTTTCTAATCTTTGTTGTTCTAAATCGTTTCTAATGTCTTCATCAGACATACCGAGTATCTCTTTCTTACCTCTAGTCATAGACATTGCACCGAACCCATTACCAGCATCTGCCACTGCATCTTTATATAGTGTAACCTTTAATTGGGTTTGTTCTATTTTTAACATTTCAGCTTGTGTAGATGGGTTATTAAGGGATAAGGTGAAGTTATCTAACTCATCTTCTAACCCTAAAATATATAAATGTATGATAGCAATCTTATTTAATTCCTGTAACATTGATTGTTGTATACGATTAATTGTTCTAGCAAATCTAATATCTTGTAGAGCCAAATTCTTCCCCTCACCATTTACCTCCTCAAAACCTAAAAATGGTTTTGGTACTCTAAGAGCAGTAAATAATTTTTTCTGTAGATATTGTATATCAGCAATTTCTGAAAGGTTAGTTGCTCCTGGTAACGTATCTATTGGACTAGGGGCGTTTGGATCCCTAACAGGGATAAAATAATCTTGATCCTGAGCCATCTGATTATATCTAGTATCTATTTGTCCAGTATTCTCATCGATAACTGGACTCTTCTTAAAGTTGTTTGCGATTTTCTGTACATATGATGGAACATCAGCTTCATCAATATTACCAACAAAGATTTTAAATATTCTCCTTTCGGGTGCTCTAGTTACCCTATATATTAACATAGCGTCTTCAGAAAGTAGTAATTGTTTCCAGATACGTCTAGCCTTTTCTAACATAGATGTACCATAAGGTAATCTCCTATCATCACCTAATAACCTAAAATGTGCAACTTGCCACGCATTAAATTCAATATCTCTTTGTCCCCACACAAACTTAACAGGGTTAAACTTATCTTCTTCAGAGTTTACGGAATTCTCACCGAATCCTTCATTATCCTTTCTAGATATCTCAATATTAGGTAACTGTTTAACACCAGTAATACCCTCTTCACTATCTATATTTAAAAATAAAAAATTATCTCCGTACTTACATGTGTTTCTTGTCCACATAGGTAATGTAGTGTGAAGGTCTAACCTATTAAAAAATAAATCTTCTAATATTCTTCTAACTCTTTTACTTTCTGAAAATATGTTTATAACTTTATTGTCGGGGTTTAATGTTGTAGACTCCTCCATCATTATATCTAAAGCTGCGGCAATTTCTGGGAAAAATTCCATACCTTCAAAATCTGCGTAAGAGGCTAATCTTGTAGTCTCATAATATATGGAGTGTTGATAAATCTCGTTATCAACTGTTTGCCACATACCCGATAAATACTTATCTTGTTGTAGTTTTAATTTTTCGTGTTCGTATTCTTCCTTAGACTTGGTTTTTAATAACTCTTTATCACCTAAAGAATATCTAGACTTATTTTGTGGTCTCTTTATTTCTGGACCAAATAAGTCATTTAACTGCTGAAATATTGTTTTTCTTGCCATTTTATAATTATAATGTTTTTTTTATAATAATAAATATCAAAAAAGTTTAAATGTTACTTAATACCAAATAACCAATTGTATTCACCATTATCATTATTGTCATTATTTGTTTGTGTTGGGTTATACGTGGGGGTATTACTATAAAAAGGGTTCGTATATTTTTTATTAACTTTATTCACTTCATTTGGTGAATTAGTGTTAACCCACCCCTCTAACATTGCCTTTGTTTGTTTTTCTATTACCTCTAATTTTTTAAATGTTGTTTGTACCACAAAAAGTGGCATCGCTAGAGCCATTATTATATCATCATGATACCCATCCATATGATCTGGTCTACCATTTCTATAGACAAAAGTCTTTAATTCAGAAATCAGTCTAACTGACCTAATAATTGTCTTATTCTCTCTTATATGTTCTTCTAAATCACTTACCATTTGTAACCTACTACTACCAACATTAAACCCAGGAACCTTTTCACCTTGTTTATACACACTTTTAGCGTACTTTTCACTTAATTTTCTATTTTTAGGGTCATCATAATGAAGATATTTGTAACCCATTTCTAATAATTTCATTACGGTAGAAACCCCCATTCCACCAGTTATATCTACAACCGTATACGCTTGATAAAGATTACCATATTTATACACTATTTCAGCTAATAAATCGGGTGGTAACTTATATTGGAATTCTGCCACTTGTTCTAAACCATCAAAATCTAATATTACTATAGTTGAGCTATCTTTACCATCACCCCTAGAAACATCTACACCCATAATATATTTATGACCTTCTTCTGGTTCTTTCCATATCCACATAGATTTTTCCATTTCCGCCATATATTTTGGGTCTTTAACATAGTTTTCGTCCTGATATTTAATATATTCATCATCAATAACATTACCACCAGAACTAACAAATGACACATCTAATTCTTGTGCGATTTGTTTTTTATCCCCATTCATATCTCTACACATTTCCTCATACCAAGGGGAAGAAGCTTTCCACCCATCATTAACCATTACATCATAATCGTTAATGTTGTTAGCATCAGTCTCATATGTTTTACCACTATATTCCCACCTTAACTTTTCTCTACCAATACTTTCACAATCAACCACTTCTTCATCACCTCTTAACCACCTTAAATTTCTATTATACCTTATATCCTCATGCCACCTCATCTCAATAATTTTGAAGTTATTGTCACCCTTTTTGGCTCCATCATAAGTTCTATAATATAAAGCATCTTGTCCGTTAGGTGTGGATATTAATGTTACCTTACCACCAGTACCTAAAGATGTTAAAGCAGCACCAAACACTTCAGCACCATTATCAATAAACGCCGCCTCATCCATAATTAAGAACGTTGGTGTATACCCCCTTAGAGCATCTTTCGATGTTGCTAAAGCTTTAACCTCACATTTAGTAGACTTAGTTTTTATATGACCCTTAGCTTCAATATCTAAGTAAGATTCGTTTTCTTCTACACCCCAAACCCATGAAGGTATCTGATCAGTAAAATCTTTAATTTTTTTAAGAAATTCTTGTGCCAATGTTTGTTTATTCGCTAACACCAAAACTTTCCAAGGGTTATTTGGGTCACAAAACGCAATTTTAATTGCGATATAGGCTGCGGTTGTTGTAGATACACCAGCTTGTCTTGGTTTAGTAACTATGTTACGATTATTTTCTTCATAAGATTTAATTATATCCCTTTGTTTGTGAAATAGTTTAAAGGGTACGTACCCTTCTTGAGTTAAATCGTAAGTTTTTAGGAACGTCTCTATAGCGTATGTAGGGTCACCTAAACATTTGGCAAATATTTTTAATTTTTCATTCCTATCCATAATAATTTATTTAAAACGATACTACCTTACCCTTTTCCCAATCATCGTAATTTGGACCTAGTTTATATGTCACATTAGAACCACCCCCAACTTTTTCTATAATACCTTGTTTATTCGCCGCTGACCAAAAAGTTGCGAATTGACCTCTTGTATATTGTGACCCTATATAATCTAAAAAACCTCTCTTTGTTTTTTTTATATCACTTATATCTTTCATATAATTTATTAAGTCCCTAATCATGGTATTATCTTTTCTATTAAAAGTATATCCACCACTTTTATTAACTAATGTTAACCCATTTTCTTTGGTAATATTATTCACAACATCAGATATTTCGGTGTGAAACTTATATTTTGTTCTTTCATTAAATATAGATAACCTTTTTATGGCTTCCACACCTGAATAAGTATTTAAAATATCTTCGATAACTAAAAAACTATCATTCATCATTTGGTGGTTAATTTTATCCATAGTTTTCATATCCCCCCAACCATAGAATTTATTACGTAATGAAAATAAGTTATTAAACCTTTGATATGGGGTAGACATATTCATAATTCTACCAAATTCTGATTGTAAGAAAAACTCAACAATCTCACTATATTTATATCTATCCACAACAATATTTTCAGAGACACCCTTCCAATCAATATTATATATTGTTTTATACAATAACTTATTACTTTTAATGTCATTTAAAGTTAGTTTATAAGTATTAAAAAATAAGTTCATCGCCTTTATTGGTGTAACATCTTTAATATCTCCAATAAACACCTCAACCAACGGTGTAATGTCTTTATTAAATTTTAAAGTAACTTCTTTAATTAATTTACTATATTGTATCTCTGTTAACCTTATTTTCATTTTAAATGTTTCCTTGTAAGTTATAATTAAAATATTCCTCAGTCTTTGTAGAATCCGGATAAAAATAATTCATATCTGGTAACGATAATAACTCAAATTCTTCATATAAAACTTCTGATAACATACTTATGTAATCGGAATAATATTCTCCAGGCATTTCACTTGTTGATTCTAAAGATTCGATTAAATACTTATAAAATATGTCCGTAATATCAAAATAAATTACTTGTCCTGTAATATCACCATCTTTATTTTTCACATCTTCCCACTTACCTTTAGAACCTAAAAGTTCTTCTATACTATCTTTAAGGTTATTAAATAACTCATCCTCACCAGCCTGTTCATACGCCCATCTATATTGGGATGCCAATTCGCGACGTAATTCATCAAAGATACGTTCCTCATCTATTAATCTTAATATGGTATCAGTATCATTTACCATATCTTCTGTTAGTGTATGGAACTGTCCATCATCCATAGAATATTCACTCATTTCTTGACCAATAAAATCTTCTTCTTTAATATGATCTTTTATGTGTTTTATACTTTCTTCATCAAGGTTATCTACAATATCACTAGTCCAATCCACATCATAATAACCATATAATTCAGCCCAATCTTCTCCCAGTATACGTTCAGCGTAATCTCGATCATTTTTATTAACTAACATTGTTAACTCACTCCAATGATCAATAGTTAGATAAAACTTATCCCCTTTTTTTTCTACATCATTAAACAATTGTGGAAAGGTTTGCCAATCCTTCAGATATTTGTCGTACCACCCAGTTTTCCCAAACATATCACTAATTTCGGACCCATACATTTTACCCCTTAAAGTATCGAATTCAATATATTCTAATGGGTTCTCACCTTTATCTATAAAATATTTAAATATAAACTGAATAGCGTCATTTTCATCTACATTAAAATCAGATGACATCATATAAGGTAATAACTCTAATTTCTCCTCCTCTGTATAATCATCTTTTTCGAGTTCTTCATCACTAAGTTCATAATCTAAGTAACTGTAAACAGAGTTTTTAAATTTTTTATACTTAGATAAATCAATATATTCTAATAGTATTTTTTTAATGTTTCCTTTCATCTTACATATAAATACTTAATATAAACAAAAAATCCCACTCAGTGGGATTTTATTATATTTTATTGGTTGTAATAATTACACATATCTATGTAATATTTCAAGTGTTTCAAAATCACCAGCATCTAAGGCTTTATTTATAAGATTTTGAATTTCAGATTTTGACATTTCAGAATAGTCTACATCTTCAGTTTCTGATTCAACATCATCTTCAACGTCAATACCTAAATTGTCTAACACATCATCCATATCATTATAACCTGTATCATCTATCATATCATCTAAACCTTCACTTGGTTCTTGATTGTGTAAATCTTTTAATGTTTTAATAACTTCTTTACATTTCTCACTACCTACCAATATCTCTTTCATAAACTCATGAAATTGTTTAGCTGGTAACTTACTTAATTCATGAAATAACCATTGTTTAATATCGTAATCATCCGGATCGATACAATCTAAGAATTTTTCCCACATACCTGGACCTAATCTCATTCCCCATATCTCACCTTCTACTGTGTCAGCTTTTTCAATAACCTCAGTTTGTTCTTCAAAATCTAAATGACCATCAGCCCAATTGATAGCTGATAATTCTAAAGTACCTTTAATAAGTTCATGAACTAAAAGTGGGAATATCCAAGCTTTAGCAACAACAACAGGTATTTCATCACCCTCTTCCACATTCACTTTTTCCATTTCTTCTTCTTCGTCCTTATCTTCTGCCTTTTCTGCTTTTCTCCATTGAATTTCTTCCGTACCACCTGCAGTACCACCCATTACACTTTCAGGTATAATCCAATATTGGAAATCGGCTAATGACATAAGTTTACCATATAAAACCATAAGTCTTGGGTTTAATTTATCTAATTCGTCAGCTACCATATGAAAAATGTAATGACCTTTTTTAGAGGCTCCTTGCATTAAAGCATTTATAATTCTTCTTTTATCTACCTCCATCTCTAACTGTTCCATTCTTTCAGCACTTTTTGGTTTTTTAGGGATATCAAAACTAGAATCGGAGTCATCTTCTTCTTCTTCCTCTTCTTCTTCGTCATTAAACTTTAAATCAGTACCTGGAGGGGATAGGGTTGCATCTAACATTTGATCAGGAATATCAAATTCTTCGGATACTATATCCACAGCCAATTTTTCTAAAGCGTCTTTATGTGTTGTTTCTATTTGACCAACTTCTTGCATTATTGAGAACATCTCTGACATCATACTAGGGTTAATACTTTGAACCCCATGATATCTTTTTACTTTATTAATAATTTCTTTAAATCTTTTACTGGCTAATTTTTCCGAATAGTTTTGATTTTCCGATCCAGAAGGTACGGATTTACTTCTACCAAAAATATGTTCACCACCTCTTAGTTTTCTCTCTATATCGGGATTCATCCTTTCAGGGTGTTCAGGATCATATTCGATTGCTTCTGTAAGTCTATTAGTTCTAAATTTCTCTTTTAGAATTCTTTTAGTGACTTTGTTTATAATATTTTTTCTCATCGTATTTTTTTTTATTGTCCATGAATTGCAGATGTCCACATAACCCAAGATTCCTTAGCTAACTTCTCAAATACCCGTTGTACGTTTCTAGTTTCCATATCACCATTCCTATTTTCTATTCTTATCATAGCGGTTCTAATTAATATGTCTCTAATTTTTTGTTTATTATTTAATAAGTAATTTATTATCCTTAATTGTTCTTCTAGTGAATCTATTTCTGATTCATTATCATCTTCATAATCATCTTTTAGTTCCTCAATCTGATGTTCAATAGATTCAATGTCTTGTCTTTGACCATATAACCATCTTTCCATATCATCCCTGTTCCAATTAAGTAATGGGTATGCACCAAACATATTAAGGAGACCACTTTCTCTAATATACTCTAGATACCTCACGACATCTCTTCTATCGTGATTATCCATTTCTTCTACAATCTGAGGTCCTGTGTCTCTTTGTTCTTTAACAATGTCTTTTTTTCTTAATTTTTTTACCCCACCATTTTTTTTAAAGTTAATATATTCCATTAACTCACCTTTTTTCATTTTAGGGTTAGGGATATCTTTATTCGTCATATCATAAACTAATCTTTGTTGCGCTTTAGAAGCGAACTTTTCATTTATTAAACCTTTTATAATATCCCTCTTTTTCATTTTACTTTCTAGAATTTAGAAATTTTTTGAGTAAACTT